GTGGTTATAGCCTGCAGCGAACCATTGACATAAGTCAGCGCGTCATTCCCTGTCGTATGCGTCGGACCATTGACTGTCAAAGTCCCATTGACTGTAACATTCCCCGTCACAGTCTGCGCGCCACTAGCCAGCGTGCCCGTCACATCCAGGTTGTACGGTATGGTCACAGTCGTGCCATCGTTCGTCCAGCCTTTCAATAACTTCTGCAACAGATTCAACCAGTCTCGCATCTGCGCCCACGTACCTTTGCTAATGTACGCGCTAGTCTTCGAGGGATCCTTCGGCACAGGCTCAGTCCCAACCGGTGCCGGCGGTAGCGGCTTAGCCATTTACCCACTCCTCGCAGTAGCCTTTCTTCTGCAACGCGCTGATGGTATCGGCGAGCTTATGCCCAATGTCGTTCCGGTACAGAGGCGAGTTAGGTATGCGGATGTTCTTCGTCCGCTCGAACGCTCGGTCACAAGCTTCGAGCACATTCCTCCCACGATCCACAACACAGGCAACATAGCAGCCAGCAGTAACAAAGACGTCTTGCTCTTTGAGCTTGTCTCCGACGAGACACTTTCCCGCGCGGACTTGTCCGAGATGCACATGATCCATGTCCTCTTGCGTGATGTTCAGCAACGGATAGCCTTCGCACAACTCAGGCTCTGCGAAACTTTCGTACGGAAAGGGCTTGATCCCCATCACCACTCCACACGTATGATCTCTACGCACCTTCAGCGCGTCTTTTCCGTGCACCAAGTCCGCAAAGAATTCCACCATAGGTTGCTTGTGCAAGTGCGTCTGCATAAAAGTGATAGGCCAACCAAGCCGGGCCGTACACTCTGACGGATGAAGTGGGCCGTGCTTTGGAACCAGCAGACCCATGGCGAAATTCCCAACAAACTTTAACGCATGGAGGGTGTCCGTGAGTGGGAGCAGAAAGTCTTGCGCTAATTTTGAGTCGTCTACATACTTGCATACATTTCCCATCTCGCCAGTGTTAGGCCCGATGCCGCCCGGCATAAGCTTCTTGTGTTCAAAGTCTTCTTCCCAGACGCCGCACCAGCCGCCAGGACCGAACCAGCCTGACACGCCAACTTCGCCAATCAGGTCGAGCTTTTCTTGCAAGATGAACGGATAGTTCTTGCTTTGCTTCTTCCACTTCTCCATCATGAAGATCATGTCGTCGGGGCCAGACGAGACATAGCTCGTCGACTTGTCCGCGTGGTCATGCAGAGGCTTGCTAACGTAAGTCCCCTTGGTCTTCTTCACATGAGCAATGCCGTCGTCGAGGCTAGTGAAAGACTGGTACGGTAGACAGTCCATATCCGCGCGCTCGAAGCAATCCATACCGCACTCGCGATCAATCTCCAGCTGTGCCGCGTCCCAGTTGGTACCGAGGATCGGATAGCCTTTGGCGAAGTAGGCATCCAACTTCCGCATGTACTTTCCCACACCAGTCATCACGATCAGGTCCGCCCAATCCATATGAGCCTCCCAATCGTTTACCCGCGTGACCAAGCCCTTGCCGATGTTATCACACTTCTGAGGCGATATGAACACCTTGCACTGATGGCCAGCCCACTGGCTCCGCACGGCCATGTCCACACAGACCCCATCCACATCAATGAACAGAACTTTCATTGCGTATCCTTCTTGCGTTTGTTGTCCCGCGCGATAGCCTTGTTCCGCGCGAGGACTTCTTTCTGGCTAGGCAGGTTTATACCGACCTGCGCGGCAGCGACTTCGCCAAGGCCCTTTCGCCCAGACACCACCTGCTCAGCCAATCCAGCCGGTGGAATCACCTCGCCAATGTAGCGTCCAATAGCCTTGCCTGTGTTCAGCTTTTCCCCTGTGAACGTATCTTTGCCGGTCATGATCTCAGTCGGTATGCGTAGCGCAGGACTAAGGCTCAACGTCGATCCCATCAATTGCGAGTAGCCACTCTGCCCCGTGCTAAACTTATAGATCGCCTGTGGCACCGAGTCCGCGCCGAAGCGCCTGATACTCGCATCGTTATTCCCAGTCACTTTTCTAATAGCTGCATCCATAGCCGGGTAGATCACCGCGCTCGAGACAGCCAACATCGCCATCTGATCCAACGCATGTGCTCTATCCGCAATGCTCGAATCTCGTCCGATCAAGTCCTTGACCATGTTGCCATACGAGGCAAGTCGACCGTAGTCATACCGCGCGAAGGTAGGCACAGTCTGCATGATCTGCGACAGCGCCCGCGAGCCAGCGATCTCACTCGGCAGCCGGTAGTTCGGTATGTGCTTCTCGACTTCCTTGATAGCCTCTGGCAGACTCTGCCCTGCGTCCATATGAGTCCGGTAGGCGTGCATCATAATCACGTCGTTCCAGGACCAGAGCGACTTCGCGCTATGTGCGTAGATAGCCTTGACCATCGCCGCGGGATTAGCATACCCCCAAGCCTTAGCTACCCCAGTCATCTCAGGCGCCGTACCCAGTTCCTTCGCCATGTTCTCAGCAAAGTTCCTCGTAGCCAGCGCAGGGTACATCAGTCCCGCGCCGGACTTGATCGCTTCCCGATACAGCGGCGACATGGTCATCACATCATTGTGAGCCGCTATCGCCGTCTTCATCGTACTCGGTAAGTCGACTGTCAACGCCTTCAAGTTCCCTACCAACCCACCCTCGATCAACTTATGGTCGAGAACGTTCATCACGTGCGGCAGTGGGTTCCAGAACAACGACCCTACCGTGGCTCTTGCGACGTTGTTGAGCACCGCGAACCCACCCGTATGCGCCGGGCCTGAGAAGTCGTCGAGTACATTAGCGACCTTCGCATCGAACTTATATCCATGGAGCTGAGGAATGTTGACTTCTCTATAACCCCCTGGTGCCTCTTTACTAGGCGCGACAACGACAGAGTTAAACTCTGGCGAGTGTTTAAGCTGCTCGAGAAACGACGCATTGTGAAGAGCCTCGCTCAAATTAATATTTCCCTGGATCGCGCTAACCAGTGGATCATGGTGATAGCGCAATGGCGTATTCGCCTCAATCGCCTTGGTTGTGCTATCCGTTAATGAGTACTTGTTCCCCATAAACGTAACTGATTTGTCCTCCAGATCCTTAGCCGAAAGTTTCCCACTGCCTGTAATCTTACCGCCTTGATATACTTGAAACGAATTATTGTTCTTTGACTGCACGATATGTCCAGTCTCTGTGCCAGAGTCATCGACCATGCCAAAGACTTTTCTAGCCTGCGCTTCCGGCGCATACGTGCTGATGCCTCTCGGTTTTCCTTGAGGCACGACGCTTTGGATCGTGTCAACCAGCGAGCTCTTGCCAACGGGCACACGGGATATGTACTTCTCCACGTCAGGGCCAACTTGGACTCCTAGCACACGAAGCTTTTGGAGCATGACTTTGTTCTTCGCCATGATCGGCTCGACGGCCTTCTCTTTCAACTCTTGCGCGCGAGGCGAGAGTTTAACCGAAGGGTCCTCGAACGAATGGTAAATATTCTCAGCGTGCTCTGCCCAGTCCTTCGGTAGAAAGTTTTTCACATCTGTCAACCACTGCATGCGCAAGCCCGTGTTGGTTTTGCCCAGAGTGTATAGGCTGTCGGACAGCTTGCCAATGGTGTCCCCTGCGACTGAGGTCACCGCTTGCAAGCTCGACACACCAGCCGAACGGTTCGTCACCGCGCTGATCGCTGCCTTAATACCTTTGAGTGGCCCTGCCACATCTCCCATAGCAAAGCCCATTGACATCTTCTCAGCCGTCGGCAATTCCTTTTGAAAGTCCGAGTTGACCTTCGCCATTATATCTCGCTTTCCTCCTCCGAGATCATTGACGTTTCTTTGCACGTCGCCCGGGCTTGGCGGATTAGGCTTAGCAATCGCAGGGCTCGCAAGCGCTTCTTTTTCTTCTGCTTTTGGAAGTGCTGCCTTTGACTGTCCAAGTGGGCTTTGCGTTTGCTTTTGGTCATTGCCTCCTCCGAAGAGGGAAGACACAAGAACGGCTTTGCTACCGGGAGTAGGCGGTAGTGGAGGTGTATCGGTGTTCGCAGGTTGCGCGAAGGCGTCGTTGATATTCATTCTATCGGCTCCACTTCAGTCGCGCTGGTTTTCTTGTACAGCTTGCCATTGATCATAACCGAAGAGCCAATGGCTACCTTCGCCACGTCCGCGGGGCTGTTGGCAGTCGGTGGCAACGGTGGCTTGCCGGGAGTGCCTGTGCCGCCGGTCTTAGCCTGGCGCGGAGCCAGCGTCGAATCCGTCGACTTCCACGGGCCGAAACCAGACGTGGTTGACGTCACTCGCTTGCTGATATCACCCTTGACCTTATCAACTTCGTTCATGAAGTCGTCCGCGCTAGGCAAGTCACCAGGTTTCTTTACTCCTTTGGCCAGCCTGGACCGCGCGCTCAGTACCATCTCCGCGGCAACAGCCTTCTTCTGGTTGTCTGGCAAGGTGCTCAACACAGGGTCAGTCGCGATCAAGCTTTCCACATAGGTCTTGTCCGCGGCAGTCGGTCGTCCGGCTTGCGCTTGGGCTTTGGCCAGATCCATGTCGGTCGAACGTTGGAACCCTGCAGCGGCACGAGCATCCGAGCGGGCTTTATAATCGAGGTTGGACTTCTCGACCGAATCCCTCAGCGCAAGCGACTGACCTTGCAAGTTTATCTGCGCGCCCTTCAGCCCTTCATCAGTCCGGTCATGCCGGACCTTCTCCAAGTAGTTAGCCTGCGCTTGGTCTTCTGTAACATTCTGGTGCGCGGCAGTGAGCTTTTCGCTATACGTCTGCGATCCCTTAGCAAGCTGTTCGAGCTTCGGCGTATCTTGGTCCAACTGACCCGACAATTGAAACTTAGTAATATCCACGCCTTGCGCGGCCAGTGTCTGCAACGCGGCGGTGTACCCTGCCTGATCCTTCACCGCGCCAAACAGATCCCCCACAGCCTTCATCTGCGCGGCACCAGCAGCCAGTTGATCCTTCTTCCTCGTAGCGACTTGGTCTCGCAGCGTGCTGGCTTTGGTAGCCCATTCGAGACTAGCTTTGGGATTAACCGGCGCGAGAGCCTGCGCCATCTTGTCCATCCGCGCAGCGTTCTGCTCACTTGGATCATCACCGGCACCAGCCGTATCCGGTGTCGTCCCTTGTTGCCCCCACACCTGCGCGGCAATTTTGCGCTCTTGAATCTGGTTCTGTATATCGATCAGCTGTTGCTGCCCTTGCAGCTGGTGAATAACCAGATCCTGCTTGGCCAACTTCGCTTCAGCATTCTGGCGCACAGCATCCACGTACCCTTGGTAGATCGGAATAAACGAGGCCATGATTAGAATCCCGAGTCAGTAAAGCCGCTGATCAAATCGTCAGGTGTCGATGTGGCTGCCGCGCCAAGGTTCTCGCTTCCGCTTGGCGCGAGGCCGTTCACCCCATTCACAATACTGTTGATGCCACTGCCAAGCCCATTCGCAATCCCGCCGATGCCGGAGGTCACATTCCCTGCCGCGTTGTTGGCATTCGCAAACTCTTCCGACAGAATCTGTCCAGCCGACGATGGGCTGGATTGGTTCGTTTCCGTAGCGCTCAACAGTGGATTCAGCTCTTGCAGTTCCTGGCTCGTCGCGCCTTGGTTAATGCCCATCAGCTGCGACAGCAAGGTTTGCAGATTAGTCTGGCTCGCCGTTTGTTGTTGCGTCTGGAGTTGTTGCTGCGCCAATGTGTTCGACGCGGTGTCTTGCTGTTGCTGCGTTTGCAACTGTTGTCCGCCGAGCAGGTTCGAGAAGTTCGCTTGTTGCTGGCTTTGTTCGAGCTCCGCAAGTGTAGCCGTATTGCCGAACTGATTCTGCCCCATCTGGTTCACAATCTGTTGCAGACCTTGGTTCGTGCTAGCCGTCTGGTTGATCGTCGACTGCGCACTTTCCATCTGCGCGATGTTGGCAGCCTGAGACTGGGAAGCAAAGTTCTGCCCGTACTGTTCCGCGGCAACGAGTTGATTGCCAGAGCCAACTTGACCGGTCTGTGCGAGGCTACGGTTCAATGCTTGCGCGCCTTGGGTCTCTTGGAACTGCTCACCGGCATTCAGCCCGTACGGGTTCTGGTTTGCCACGGCTTCCAAGCTCGCTGGCGTCGACACTCCTCCGCCTTGCAGGGTCTTAATCAGCTGCGTCGGGTTATCCACCAGCGCCTGTAGTTGTGCATTTTGCCCAGGCGTGCTTACGTTGGCCGCACTGGTCAGCGCGCCGATGTTCGTTCCCACGTTGGTAGGAATGGCTCCTGTGTTCGTGCTAATATTAGCCGAGCCCATGATCGAGCCGAGCAATCCATTCTCAGCCGACTGATCCCCCAGTATCTGGCTAGTCAGTCCTGGGCCTTGCAGCAACGCTTCGAGCGCCGGCTCATAGCCTTGCGCGAATTGTCCAGCCGGATTGGCCGCTACCGCGCCAGCTTGCGCGCTGCCTTGCACCGTGCTAGGGCCTGACCCGAGCAGTTGATTCAATCCCAATGCCGCGCTCAGCCCACCCGAGATCAACGACCCAGGATCGCTATACCCACCCGTGCTCGAACCGCTGCTAGTCGAGCCACCAGACGAGCCACCGCCTCCCCCCGCAACACTACTAATCGCCCCCACAGCGCTAGCCGCTGCCCCCACCCATGCTGCTGGCATATCAGCCCCTTTCAAGTGCTACGTCGTCAGCGTCGTCCACGCCGTGGATACAGAACCAAACAATATCTGATATCGCCGTGATGCGGTGTTCGACTCCCGCGGGAACCGTAATCGCATCACCTGACTCGTACCACTCTACTTCGCCGCCGTCGTACTCAACCTTCACTAGCCCCGTGCACAGTATGCTATAGTGATCATACGTGTGCTTGTGCGAGCCTATCACTCGTCCCGCTTTCGCCTTCATCCGCCTCATGTACACTGGGTTCCCCGGCGTCGGGAAGAAGTGCATCACGCTCAGTTCCTCGTCCAAGGTTTTCACGTTTGAATCTCCTCTCATAGTCGTGTACTCTGAGGCACACACACAGGACTATATAATCCTGGTCCGACTCGTTCACAACCCCATGCGGGACAGTATTAACAAAACGATGCACATCACCAGGGTTATCCCTAATAGACTCATCGTCATATACGAAAGCTGCTCCGACAGCGGACTGGATGCAGATGTTAAACTTATCATAGTAGTCCACATGCCAACTCCTATCTATATGCTTGTGAATCTTGTGGCCGGGCTTCACCCGCCACAGTATCACGTCGCCAATCCGCTCGGCTTCCACGCACCGAGCCAGATCAAAGACCAGCTTTCTGATGGAAGGTAATGCATAGTAAGCTGGGTACCAGATTGACTCATGTTCGGAATTGAAGTTCGTCCAATCACCTGACTCCACGAAAGGTGTTTTATCATTGAGACGGATCCACATATCATCAGAGTCTCGGTGTGGCCCGGCTTCGCTGAGTCTTTCTTTGTCGACATTCCAGAGCTCCGGATGCTGGTGGATCTCAAGGGCAAGGCTCGTGACGTTCCAGCCTTGGGCGATCTTCAAAAAGTTTTTCATCTAGGCTACTCCGGTCTCGATTTCAATTTCCAATGCCTCGAGTCGCTGAGGCGTGAAGGCGGTGTGGCGGAGCTGGAAGGCTGTGCGAGTGGTCATGCCGAGCGCGCTGGCAAACGGCCACGAGGCTTGCATCCAGATCATGCGGTAAGGCATCCAGTTTTGGTAGTCTGTCTCAGACCGACGGACCATGACATTGCTTGAGGTAGCATCGCCAACAATGCTGACGCGGCGAATGAACTTCTTCGCCATCACACCACCGTCCCAGCGCGGGGTCACGACGTTGAAGTCTATTGGATTCCCATTGTCACTGCCGGTAGCGTAGCTCAGCGCATAGACATTGCCATTGCTCGGGTCTTGCATGTAGCCAACGTCGGTCAACTCCGCGCTATCTATCGGCAAGAACGGGCCGGTCTGCCAGCTTTGTACAGTAGCATAGGTCTCTGGCGTAGCCGTTGCCGAAATGACATACTGGAAAGTCTGCGCGCCAGTCACCGTTACATTGAACAGTCCTGTATATTGCGGCTGCACAGTGTTCGAAATAACCACCGGGTCTCCATCCTGCAGACCATGCGACAACGGCGCGGTGCTGGCCAGTGCTAGCGCGTAAGTCGAGCTGCTCAACGGCGCGACACTAATCGACGTCACAGTAACTGGCGCGGCCGGAGTCGAACTCCACCATGTGTACCAGTCTTGCGAACCAAAGTCATACACCAGTGTAACACCTGTTGTCAACAAAGTCAATACATATAACGGATGACCGAAGTGAGTCGTGGCAAAGGACTGGACCAGAGTGAGTGGATCGTTTTGAATGATCCGGTCGACAAACGGAGTCGACACTACCACTGGCGTATAGCCTTGCATCACATATACCTTCGCGCCCTCTGTGCTCGTCTGTCCCACCCAGATCACAGAGCCTTCCATCTCACAAATGCTTCGACCGACGGCACAACCGACTTGATAAGCCAATGTCGAGTTCGCGCTAAGCGGAGACCCAGGTGCCGCGTTAGCATTGTCGTAGAAGAACTCACACGACCACTGCCCGAAGCCAACCAAGTACGGTCCGACCTTGGCAATACCCACACCGCCGTCTGGCTCGTTCTGAATCGCGATTTCGTTCAGCGCGGTCCAGTTCGTCGGATCGTTTAGGTTAGAGCCCCAAATTTTCCCATTGGGGTCCATGACGTAGAAGGTGGTATCGAGGTAAACCAAACCATAGACTGTAACTGCGGGGTAATTTGCACTGGTGATTCGATTAAGAGAAGCGAGTGCGGCGCTGAAGTAGTAACCTTGGTGCGCAGACTTGAACACAAGGTATGGAGTGGCAAGGCCATTTGATGTCTGGTTAAAGTTGTAGAATTCATTCGGCACAGTCGGGCTCAGCGGATAGCTAGTCGAGCCAGCTTCCAGTGCCCACACGTCGTTGTAGTAAGTGTTTGCGGTTGAGTTGTAGCCGCCGATAATAAAGATATCTCCATACACCACAGGTATCATGCTGCGTGTTGCGTACCCTGGCGCGGAAGTGAACAGCGTCCAGGTGACTCCATCCGGAGCAGTCCAGATTTCATTCGACTGCGCGCCGTTGATGTACGTGGTGAAGAAGTAATACAGTCCACTCGTTGGGTCATACACGACTTCGCCAGACCTGCCACCACTCACAGACGTGCCATCCATAAATGCATAGCCGACTGCGGGAATGCTCGTGCCCTCGTTGTTGCAGACGAAAGTGCAAGGCGTGGTATAGCCTGAACCGACTGTGGTAAACGTAACAGTCTTGACTTCCGAGTAATCATTGAAGATGTTATTGCTTTCCCCTTCTGTGCTATCGGTGTAAGCATACGCGGCAGCTCCACCACCGCTGGCTCCGTTCGTCACAGTCACGCCGGTGCCATACACTGCTCCAATGCCGATCGACGTGATCACAGTAAAAGGATACATCGGACAGCCGCCGACGTTGAACGGATTCGTGTTCACGCGAGTCCACGTCACTCCATTGTTCGTCGAAGCCCATTGGTCTGACACCGCGTTCTGGAACGTCGTGTTCGTAGTGCCGAAGCCCATGAAGCCACCGAGCACATACATCGTCGTCCCGACGTTGAAGAATCCAAACCTCCGCCGGCCGATCCAAGGGCAGCTTGGGTTCTGCACGGTCCAGTTGGTTCCGTCTGGCGTCGTCCATACGTCATGCCACAGGCCTGAATTCGGCACACCGCTGTTAGGTCCAGGGTAGCCCTGGCCACCAGCGAGGTAGATCGAGCCGTTGAACAACTGGACTTCAAAGTCTGTTCTTCCGCCCCATGGAGCATTGGCTGTAACCTCTGTCCACGTTACGCCGTCTGGTGTGCTCCACACATCGTTGAGGTAAGTGCCGGCCGAGTTCAACCCGCCCATCAGAAACAGCACGTTGTTCAGCACAATGGCTTTGCCGTACGAACGGTTTGCTGGCGCGCCGCTTAGCGGATTCCAAGTAATCCCATCAATCGAAGTCCAAGCGTCGGACAGCACTCCACTAGCATTCACGCCTCCGAACAGGTACAACTGGCCAAGAAACCCTGCAACAGCAGCGCCTTGCCTAGCCGAGAACGCGGCGTTGCTTTGGATCTGTACCGGCGCGATAGTGGCATCACCGCCATACTGGTTTAGGAAGTCTGACGAGACTCCGTACAAAGTCCCATTGTAGTTATAAATCCCTTGGCCAGTCCCACCTTCGCCTTGGAAGGCCAGGCTATACCCTGCACGCTTCACCGCGCGCATGCCTATCTGACCTTGCTCAATCAGCCCATTGACGAGCTTCGAGTCATAGTTCAATGTCGCATCTCGACTGTTGATCTGCTCAATCACCTGCAGCCGTAGTGGTTGCATGTCAGCCATTAATGCCCCCTGCGATCAAACTTGATGCGGAGTTCTACGTCTTGCTCTTGGCCCCACTCTTCAATCAATTCGAGCTGACCAATGGCGCGCTTCTCTATTCGAGCATAACGTTCGCTCGACACAGGGTATTGGTTGGCGAGCTCATACGACAGGCATTTGATGAAAGGCCAGTAGTACTCCGCCGGAAAGTCAATGACGTCCGACAGGTTGACTGCGTTCGTCAGCGGTTGCAGGGCCTTCAAGTATGCCGTGAACACACTGTTGCTCGGTATCGGGTAGAACGTTATACGAGAATTCGGACTGTTCAATTCACTACCCAGTGGTTCGAACCAGTACTGCGTCGGTACACCAAACGAGGTATACTTGCCACTCAGCTCGACGAACTGTTCGCGCGCAAGTGGCCACAGGTCAATGGACTGCTGAGAGATAGTATTCACAATCTCAGCCTCAGTCACACGCAAGACCCTGTCCGTAATCACCGCTCCTGGTCCACTTGCTGTCGGGCCGATGTAGTAAGTCTGTGTGTTAGCAACAAACGGTACTTGAATCGTAGACACCTTCCACAGTGCGATGCCACTTGCCATCCAGGTCTTGAGTAAGAGGTTCAGCGCGAAGCTGATATTCGTGTAGTCATTCGGATTAGGCTGCGACGACTGATCCAACGCTCCCAGCTCCAACATCGTCGCGATGATGATCTGGTTCTGAGTGACTGGGAAATCGGTGGCCATCAGATGTAGCTCCAGTAGATATTGAAGTTCGTCGTCGCGCCGTCGCCGATGGCAAACTGAAAAGGCGTAGTGAACTTTTGCTGCGCGCCAGAGTTATGCAGCCATGTCCCTGTCCACTGGATTGCTGCACCACTCGCTGGTGGGCTGGTGAAGCTAATGGCTCCGTAGGGAAGCTGGATTGTATACGCAGCCGTCAGCACACCGTTGATATAAACACTCGGCGTGCCTACGACAATCTCCCCAGTCGGCACCGGTATGTCGCCGCTGAATGTCGGCGTAGGCTCCGGGTTCGCGTACGGCACCGACATCTGGTCCTTCACCCCACGCACAAAATCCTGTGGCTGCCTCGGTTCCCAGTCCTCCGGACACACCCACACATTGTCCCACCTCAGTTTCATATCTGTGTTCTTGTACTTGAAGCCACAGACAACACACAGCATGTTCCAACCGCCGGGTTGCCAGAAGTCTGCGCGTCCCATTTCATCTCCCGTTACCGACGCCAATCAGCGGCAGATAGCTGTAGTGAATCGGTGGGGCTGCTGTCGGGGCTAATGGCCCTGCAGTTTGCCCTTGGAACAATGTTGCAAATTTAGCGTACTGGCTAAGCCTAGACTGCGGTGGGAGGTCAAATACACAGTTAGCAATATTGGGTGGGACTATGCTCGCAGCCGGTGGCCCTTGCACCCAGCCACTGTAGTCATACCTGCGCCTCAATGATTGCATGGTCTGTGGAGGTAGCTCAGTCCATACACCAGCCCCCATTATGTCGGCAGCCCTGGGCTCTTGCGACCACCCGTCCCATACTGTACGGTTAGCAGGATACTTCGCGCGAGGCGGCAAGTCCGTTGACGTACAGGTAAAAGCTATTGCATTGTTCGGCATTCTCGGACTGACTTGCGTGCCTTGGTACTGAGTCCAATTCGTCCCTGGCCTCGTCAGCCTCGCCCACGGAAAGTTCGGTACAAGCGCATCAGTCCAGTTCGTCCCAATGCCAAGTACAGCCGGCGTCCAAGTGAGCCTGATTTGACCTCCCGCGCCTGGCCCACCAACGCCATTAGGACCACCATTATCTCCGCCGCCACCACCCCCGCCAGGAAACCCACCGGTACCGCCAGTATTGCCAGAACCATTGTCCGCAAAGGAACCCCCACCTCCACCACCGCCATTAGCATTTGCCCCTCCTGTGCCACCGTTCTTCGAACCGCTTGTCCCGCCTGTACCACCGGCGCCACCAGCCACGCCATTATCGCCAGCACCGCCAGCACCGCCTGTGTCATTGCCTACACCAGTCGGCGGCGTAGCTCCTGCCTTACCAGCGCCATCTGGTCCACCAGCTCCACCGCCTCCGCCGCCAGGACCACCGAAGCTTGGATCATCACCGCCGTTGCCACCTGCGCCTCCGGCAAACTTCGTAGTGCCTACAGCGCCTGTGGTCGTGCCACCAGCACCACCGGTGCCGGCTGCTGTGCCGCTGAACACACCACCGAGGCCTGGGTTCGATCCGACAGTAGAGGTGGATAGACTCGATCCATTGAACCAAGTCGCAGTGCCTGGCGCGCCACTTGCTCCGTTGTGTCCCGCGCCTCCTGCGCCGATTTGAATCGGTATGGAGCCGCTTAACCCCACCACATTACTAACCGACGAATAGCCTCCGCCACCCCCTGCGCCACCTCCCAGTGAATCATCTCCTTCCCCACCACCGGCACCGGCCCAAGTCTCTATCTGATTCGTGCTGGTCCACGTGCCAGATAGTGTAACCGATGTTCCAGTAGTGACGATTAGAACTGTCATTTGGCGCGTGCGTTACCGGAGACCTTGCGTTGGAGAGCCGTCGAAGTTCCTTTGCTATTTAGTACTATCGGAGGCGCAGCGTAGATCGAGAACGCTGTGACCTCCGTATTGCCGTGGATCTTATCCAGTGTCACCATCACATTCCCTGGCATGTGGGACTCGACCAACGTAGTAGCGATGCACTGAGCGACAAGCGTCTCTGCCGCGTTGATATCTACGTTGGGCGGCAGATCCGCTAGGACTGTGAATGAATAGACTGGCATTAGATCGGGTCCTCTTGCCATGTGAGAGAGACGGTGTAGTTGCCACCACCGGCGACTCTCGTGCGAAGGGAGAAGCCTAAGCCATTGGCAATACCGCCGATGCAATTGGCTTCTTGCCCAGGTCTCGCGGTCCAACGGTAGATGCCTCCGTTGGCGTTCGCGCACAGCGCAGCACCGCACACTGGCTCGGTACCAACGACAGGCTGTGTGCCCCAGGTAGTGTTGACAGTGGAAGCCGATGCTGGTGCGTAGACATCTTTCGACGGCGTGAGCGCACCACCACCGGTGACACCTGCCGTGGTGATATACAACAGATCGACTTCACTTGCCGCGCTCGACGTTCCCATGCCCTGCATCGAAAACTCTGTCACCCAGATTCGACGGCTCGAAGCCGGTACAAGGGTAATCACATCGTTCCCCGCGGTGAGTGCGCCGTTGGGCACTGTTACAGAATAAGTTGCCACAACATTCTCCTAGAAATTAGCGGGGCACCAGACGAGTTGGATCGCCGTTGATACCGCGGTGGTTTGAGCAAACATTAGCGCATCACCAATGTTGGTCTGCATCCAGCCAAGCTCGCTATACGGCAGCACGAAGCCGCCGTTTTGCGCGAGAGGCCAAGTGCAGCTAATGTCTGCTGGGCCGGATGAAGTCTGAAACTTTACTGTGTTACTGTTGCTGGTGATGACACAAAGCTGTAAGACGATAATACGTTGGCCTGTCTGCGCGGCGACAATGGTCGTGTCGCCGGTCGACGAAGGCGTGGCAAAGGCATATGCTACCTGGAACTGGCCGGCCATTACGACTCCTTGTCAAACTTCTCAGGACCACTGACGCAGAGCTGCATGGTGAGACAGTGCGCATAGATGTGGCCTTCTTCTGTGATACGGTTTACAGTCAAAGGACCGATACCATTCCACATGACTTTGTCGCCAACACGAGTGCCGAGAACGTGAGGCGGTTCGACTTCTGGTTCAACCACCGGCTCTTCATGAACAACTACTGGCAATTTCGGAATATGAAACAGTTCCATCATGCACCTCCAAGTGTGATGGGGCGATACTTGACCGTGTGAATCACAAGCAAGAGCGAGGCGTCAGTCGGTGTCGCTGCGCCAGTGGCAAAGGTGGTCAAGGCAATCTGCCCTGTAACACCTGCCCCAGCGTTGTTTTGGTAGCCTCCGAACTGTTTCGCTTCCAGCCTACCGCGGCCGTACAACTCGACAATAGCCACTGGAGCCGAAGCTACCCAGGTCAAAATAATCCCAAGGCCGTCTGTGATCGAGTAGTCAATATAATCAATACGAAGCAACGAGGCCAAATGCGGCCCTGCCATGCCCGGCAACATATCAGTCAACAGCGCCGGGTCGATAATGACAGTAGGTCCTGTGGCCAACGCTGTGGTAAGGTCACCGGTTACTTTTGATACTGTGTTACGAGGGCCATCTATCAAAATCTGAGTGGCCACGGCGAAGTTGGCCATTTTAACGCTCCTGCAGGGCGGATTGGAAGTCCACTGTCATGGTCTGCGTCGTGCCAGCAGTCGTAGACAGACCCAATGTCGGCGTCAACAAAGCGCTTGGCAATGTCGGTGCTGTCATACGTGCGACTGCACCTGCGTTCTGCGGATTGCCAGGAGTGTTGATGTTCGACTGCGGAATGTAGCCGACCAGCTGAGTGTCGACGTAGGCAAGCACATCACCCAGGCGAGTGATAGCAAACGCCAAGTCAATGTTCGTTGCGTTGGCCATGGTGTAAGCGGCTGCAGGAATAACCACCGAGGTTGTCACACTTGCTACTGTGACGTTGATGCTCAGCCCCGTGCCGCCGACCCATTTGAAGTACACGCCATTCACAGCGGCCGAGATCGGGTTCGCGCCGGTAGCAAACATGCCTGCCACAAACGTTGCCGTAGCTACGGTGCTGATCGCCACACGGGCTTGGTAGAAGAACTTCTTCGGCGCGATGTTTACGGTGAACGAAGCGTTGGTAATTTCAAGATATTCAAAGCTTCCCGTCAACGCGGAGATCGTGACGGCACCACCTGCCGTAGCAGGAGTCAAAGTTGCTGATCCAGTCCCCGTCGGCGTGTATGCGCCGGTGGCTGCGATCAGATCCCCAGCGTTGTCGAAGTCGTCCGAGTAAACGTGGTAGAAAAAAGGATTCTGCACGCCGCAGAGATCCAGTGGCTGAAAGTTCGCATCGGAGCTAATGCCCGACAAGAACCCTGTTGGTTGTTGCGATGCGACTGCTGCCATGATATCTCCTTAAGCCTTTTTGCCGTAAATAGGATGCGGGACGCGCTTGGCGCCGAGGCTTGAGTTAGGCTGGTGTACAGGACCGGATGAACGCACAGGCGTACCAGTGTGCTCATATGGAGTATTGCGGATTGTTTCTGACCCGATAATCGGCTGCGAGGGGCCATTGCTCGGGCCCTTCTCGTTTAGATTCATTCGAGTGATTCGAAGTTTTTGGTTGGACATGGAGACACTCCGGCGGGTTTACGATGGTGTAAAACCGGCGGTTCATACCGACACCGCCCTGGCTATGTCGCCAACCCTACGGACCGTTCGAGCCCCATACGCAACGCGGATCGCCCCAGAAGATCGAGTAACGTTCACGAGACTTGGCCTTGGCATTGTCCGTGTCGTAGTCGTTGTCCTGAGTAAAAGTGATACCGACGCGGTTGAAGTAAATCATTCCGTTCGGCGCATTGCTGCGGAGGAACCATGCATGTGGCGAGGTGAAATAGTGATTCAGGTGAATCCCGCCGGGGATGCTGTTCGTGGCCTTGAGCACGTTGATGTCGTTATCAGCCGTGCCAGACTGGAACACTGACTTGAGAATACGGTTGGCATTGAACCATTCCTGGCGTGCGATGTGCAGGCTCTTGGGAATGATATTGATCAAGTTGCCGACGTCGTCCGTCGCGCCCATCATCTGAATAATCAGATCTTCAATGGAGGCTTCGCACAGGTCAGCACCGACAGCCAACATGTTCGACCACGTGCCGCCCGAGGTATTCGGGTGGGCCGTGTTGCACAGTGAAACGCCGTCGCCGCCGATGAAGCCGGCAGTGAACGCGTTGTTATAAACGTTTGCTACGACGTTTTCCTTCGTCTGGTTGAAGGCAAAGGCCAGCGCGCGAGAACGCGTTTTCGACACCGACTCGTAGAGGTCATCTTCCAACTCTACCTGTGAGACGATGTAGCCCAACGAATATTCAACGTGGGTCCAGATGCTGGAGAAGCCTTGCACTTCCGAGACGTAGTTTGTCGAGGCCGTTTCTTGCTTCACTTGCGCGAGACCGAACCCGATAATCTGGGTATCCTTCTCATAGTTCTGCGTGGACATCTCTTGGTCGCACAACGCAGTCCACTCTGGGACATGCTCGTTGTACATACGACCCCACCAGCCGTGGATGCCAGGCCAGAGCGCTAGGGGGTGGGAACCAGTGGTAATCGGACCGCCAACTGCTGCCATGATAGCCTCCCCTTATTGTCCGATCGTGCCAGAGCTCTTCAGTTCGTGAGCATTCCACGTAACGATGAAAGGCGTGTTGGCGCTGTTGCTTACATTGACCCGCTGGGATACACCAAGAACTTTGAGCGGGAACCCGACTGTGCCGGCGATGGTACCAGTCGTCAGTGTCATCGTGCTGAGAACGCTGGTGAGGCCGGTAGGAATCGTCTGCGCAGCTGTTGCGTTGTACGTCGCATTGCCACCGATCCAGCCTGCTGTTACACCTGCAGCGGTGTTGTCGCCCATGATCTCCATGACCAAATTGGGATCATCTGCGACCATCACGTAGTAGTTCTGGAGCTTCACCTGTGGGACATAGGTATAGTCCAGCGCGTACGGGTTGCGGAACACACTCACGATAATACCGCGAGCAAGTTCCGTGGTAGCGCCCGTGCACTTGACAACTTGGGGAATGCCAAATGTCCCCCAGGGATTGCTAGTGTCCGAGCCGCCGCCGGTAATCGTTTTGACTGCATCGCCAATTGCATAAGTGTTCGTTGCGTCGCTCAACGGAATCTCATACATGTGGCACTGGGAGCTATAGTCAAACGCTCCGTTCGCAGCCAGCACGGAAAATCCATGCGGGCTAAGCGGGTTTGCCATTTTGTCACCTATTCACGTTTGGTGTCAATCGAGATGCTAGAGCCTTTAGGAATATAAGTCTCCGGGCGCCTAACACCGTCTATTTTGCCGGACTTGATTTGTTCGTCGACCTTGCGCGCGCGAGACTGGTAGAAGGCACAATTCTCTTCGTACCACTCTTGCTTGATTTTCATCAGATGCATGGTCAACGGCTTCCCGCTGTCGTGTGACCCGGAGATGCAGGTCATGTATTCGCCAGCAGAATCGGTGTCGTTGCCGCGCCGGCGAGCGCGCTTGACTTCCGACCGCAATACGTACTCGTAGCCGTTTTCTTCCGCGTCTTCGAGCCTGCCTGGGTAGTCCGCGATCCAGTGGAGATGGTACCCTGGAATCTTCGTGACTGCCAATGTTAGCTTACCTGTGCCGAACATCGTGCGAGTGCGTTCGAAACCGCCCTCGAGTTCGGGGTTCCGCGCGCGCGGATTGACAACTTCGTCCACCGCCATGCGCGAGGGAATACGTTCTTGCGGGCCCAGATCCATCTCTTGCCCGTCATCATTGTCTGTGATCTTCATGATCCTGCTCCTGGCTGTTTCCAATATTCTTCGGCATAGTCTTCGAGGGTCTTATAGATCCCCGCTTTGACATAACGTTGCCCTGCTCTCATTGCGTCGTCGGGAAGAGCCGACACGGATTTCTTGCCCGTGCGTGGTCTCACACCACTTCCGCCCTCGCCAGCACCTGGGGTGATAGCGATCTTTTTCTTTACACCAAAACGATCGGGGAACATCTTCCGTACGCGCTCATCCAACTCTTCGAGCCTGTCTTCCACAGAAAGGTCAACGCGTTTACCCAGTCGTGCTGCATGACCATCGGCAAAGGCAACCATGTCTTCGTTCTCCGGCGAGGTGTTATACCACGTCGCGTTGTCTTTGTACCACTGTGTGAGCTGCGGCGGTTGTTCGACTTGCTTGGTTGGGGCAGCCGCTGGCTGGACCTTCGGCACTGCGGACGGAGCGCTCTTCAACTCGTCCATCTCATCGGCGATTTCTTCGGCCAGCTCCATGTTGCCTGCGACCATAGCTGCGCGCCGTTCTGACTTCATCCGAGCAAGAGCCGCGTCGATAGCGCGCTTCTCCATGCCCTCGTGGTACTTCCGAATTTCCTCGATCGTCTTTCCCTGGTCTTCGAGCCGGCTCTTTGCTTCAGCCAACTCCCGGCGCAAGGCTTCATTTTCGCGCTTTGTGAACTGCTTAATCTCCCGCCCACGAGCAACGAAAGTCTCTGCATCCACCCAGTCCTTTTCCTTGCCCTTAAACTCGTCCGCCGGGCGCCAGCCTTGCACCCGTGCCTCACGTTCGATGGCTTCGTTATCACCACCTGTGTCTACTTCATTTCCTTCGTCGAGCGTGCTCATTGCTTGCCCCTGTATACCATTGTCAAGTCCGTGTCATGCATAATACGATACTCGACATTGTTGTCTTCTGAGTCTTTTTCCATATGGACCCAGCCGTGGTGCTTCTGGAACTTAACCCGGTCGCCGACGTGAACCCAGTCTGTTTGGATCCAAGCTTGCAACTCGCTGTCCCATCTGCGCATGTCTTTGAAGGCTAGCGGCCCCATTGCTGCCACGGTGCCTTCGGTCTGGTTCATGGCATCGCGCTCACTTTGGGAGGGCAAAACAAAAATCCCACCGTGCGAAAAGCTTTCCACCAGATCCAGCTGAATTGCTATCTTGTTTCCGGACGGGACCCATTCAGGTTCCCTCAACGCCTTCCGGACTGTCTTCGCGATCTCTGTCATCGTCTTCCTCAATCAGTAAGTTAATCAAACTATCTACCTCAGCTATCCGACCTACCACGTCGGCTGTTCGCATCGCGGTGGCTTCCATTTCCTTGAACGTCGTGCCGCCACTTGCGAGCAATTCTACGTACTCCTGCCGGCGCAGCCTAAGCCCCGCCAGAACTTCCTGTGTTACTTGACTTAGCTGCCAAGCTAGCCATTGATCTCTCGTGCTCACGTTGGGCATCGTCTTCTTCTCCCTTGTCTTGAGTCTTCACCATCTCATGCGCGAGAGCCATGGCTTTGATCACCCCGTCGAGGTGAGCGTTCTTCGCGCCTATCTGCATTTCCAACATAGCTATCTGATGGCCAGTGTCGACCCCCTTGGCATTTGCCATGGCTTCTGCTGCCTGGGCTGTGAGTAGAGCAATTTCTGCTTGCAGCTTGGATTTGTCTTGCTCCAGTTCTTGCATAGCAATCTGGACTTTGGACTTGACGTCGTCGGCCTTGGCTTGCGCGGTGATTTGCTTGGCTTGGGAATCGAGCATCTTCGGATTCGGCAAAGGCTGCGCGCCAGCTGGGACTTTGCCAGACGGTGGTTTGCCTTGGGACTTTAGAGTCTCGTCGTCGATGAAGTACTGTGGATTGATCACGAACCGATCGGGGTCTTGCACCTTCCAGGCTTCGAGCCAATAGAGAGTCGCTTGGTAACGGTCGAACCCAGGCATTTGCACCGACGCGGTGAAGATAGCCTGAGCCTGGTTCATTCTTTGGACGTCAGACATATAGAAGGGATTCGCAGCGGGTCTGATGAGATTGATCCCCGTTGGCGAGTAATCCGCGTCGAATATATCCGCAGAATTGCCCTTAGCATCGTAGTACGACGTCTTACCATCCGCCAAGAAATTAACGTTAAGTCGGAAGAGTTTTTGCAGTTCTCTGGTAAAGGCTTTATGAGTCCGTTTATATATTCCATTGAACGTTGTCATCCCTTGTTCGACCATGGTCTGCGACGTTTGCGCAGGAGTATTTTGGCCAGGGTTGCCGCCAAGGAGAAGGTCAGTGGCACCGATCACGTTCTGGCCCCATTCGATCAGCAGCTGAACGAGCTTGAACAAAGCCTCGCTTGGCGCGGGTACTGGCAAGGGCAGAATGTTATCCTTCATGTCCGAGCCCAGACAGTCTAACGTTGTCCACTTTCCTGGGCTTTGATGAATGTCTCCCTTCTTGAGCTTCGCGCCCTTGCCGAGGAACCCGCCGCCTGCGTTCTGGAGCGTGCCTGCATCGAGCATTTGATTAAGCGCAGAGTCAATGATTTCGCTAACCGGGCCGAGCAGAGCTCCGAGGCCGAGGTCATAGAAGCCACCATCTGGCGAGGGGATAAAGGTGTACTTGGTATACATCCCACACGGGGCAATACGTAGTACCTGCGGTTTCTTGCTACTTCCTTTGCGAGGCGTTGTCCATGTAATGTCTTTGCGGGTGTAGAGGGGAGCGATTCGCAGAACCTGTCTAGAGTCATACCGGACGGTAACCACGTATGGCTCACGGTACCCGTCGTTGTCCAGGTCAAGGTAGACGCATTGTTCCAATAGCTCGTATGGAGTGTCTGAGTCGACGGGAGGCGGGTTAGTACCTTGCCGTTTGTCGATACCGTTGCCGTCGCGTAGAGTCGGGAGTTGGGCATGTTTGGTGCCATCTTTGAACTCGCAAAAGAGATCTGTCAATTGCATCTCACGAACGGCGTTGTGAGACATGTACATGACGTGGGTTACGCGCTGGGTTTCTTCAATCGACGTGGCCCAGTAGTTGACAACCAGGTCCCTCGGATTGACGCAGACCGAGCGATTAATCCCGCGTATCGGGTCGTACCAAGTCTTCTTGAACACACAGCCCATAATAGCCTGGATCAAAAAAGCCTTGTCCTGTTCTTCTTCCCAGTCGAGCATTTCCTCCAATATCTGGTAGGACATATGCATTTTAATGCGCACTGCCCGAGTCTCTTCCTGCTGATCTCCCGGCTTGATGGCTTTAGCAGCCACAGGCATAGGGCCGTTAAGAAGAGCAGGGTAAGCGCGAGACTGATACTGCAGCGCCGCAGTTGTGATGAGAGGAAGCTTAACATTCGCCGCGTTTTCCCAGGGGAAAGTTTTCTTTTCCACAACCTGCAAGGCCAGCTCCATCGCCTTGCCCATACGTTTCTCCCACTCGCGCCGGGAGTTTTGGTCTGCGACAAAGTTATCGCAAACGCGGAAGCCGAGTTGAGCCAAGTCCGACTCATCCATTAGCTCACAGATGTTCGGGCACGCTACCAGCGTGTGAATGTCAATAGCTTCCTCTATCTCCCAGGCCACTGATCAACCTCCGTTGTGGTAGTCGCAATTGCAGCGGTGCATCTCCGCGCCACAGATGCCACAGGTCATGCACCGTTGATCAGGTTCCATTTGAGGAACTCCAGCACACCCACTGTCTGCGACAGTGACATGTTGTCGAACTTCGGATTCGTTACTACCGCGTACAGCTCGTCCTGCAACGCACCGCCCAGGACACTCAAGTCCCGCAGCTCCACCAGCGGCCAAACTTTTTTGGGCTGATCCATTGAGCATCTCCTTGACTTCCGGCATTTGCATTACCTCAGTAACCTGTCGTCTCGCTGCGGCCCGTGCTTCCCGTTGTAGCAACCATTTCGTCGTAGTCTTCTTCATCTTGCTCTTCCTTGGTCAGAGCAGGGACCATTGTCGCCAGCTCCATACCTATCATGCTCAGTACGTCTACACGGTCGTCGTGCTTCGCGCGGGGAAAGCCTTGCATCTCCTGCTTCAGTTCTTCAAAACCACCAGGCATATTCGTGTTGTACCGGACCCCACGCGCAGCATGTCTCGCTTGCCAACTCCGGGCTCTCATTTTCTTGTCGTTTTTGGGGCTTACGAGCTTCATTGGCAGGTAGTGGTTTCGCTCGTGCATCATCAAAGTGAGAAATGGTAAGATAGACTTGGCGATGTTTTCCGCCTCGACTATCCAGAATTCCGGTTTGTACAAGAGATCGAGTTCGAACCATTTTTCCGCTGCCTTTAAAGTATCGATCAGATCCGCGTGCATCTCTAGAACACAGGCGATGTTGTCCGAGTTCACGCCGACGATGCCAAAAGCTGTGTTGTCAGTGTCTTTCTTTTCCGAAACTGCAAAGTCGATCGCACCGTAGATCGTCATCGAGCGTTCGAAGTCTTTGCCCTCCATAGGCACAAAGCCCTCACTGACGTAGAACTCATTGCCCTCAGCAATGGCAATGCCGAGGTATTCTTGCGAGTAGCCGTTCTTGTTCCGCAACTGCTCGTAGCGCTTCTGAATCTGGCGGAGTTTTTTCTCCGTGAACTTCTCGGGCCAAAGCAGCTCGGTGAAGTTCGAGTAAGACTTGTGTGCGCGGCGGAAGAAACCATTCCAGGTAGGCTCCTCGCCTTTCTCTAGAAGCTCTGCCGCGAAAAGTTGAGACTGATGCAAGAAGTTATTCAGCAACGAGTCTTCATGCAAAATCGTCCCAACCATTCTAATCTTGCCATCGTCGCTGACCGCCGGCAAGACCGCATTCATGAACCAGTATTTCAACTTCGCGCGCGAGAGATCGTTCAAAACGTCTTCATCGTTTTCAAGATCATCGACCCGGATTTTCCCAGGCCGCATCTGGCGCCACAACTCACCACGGACTTTCTGCCCTGCACCACGGGCCATGACGCAGAACTCACGGCCTTTGACCCTTCCTACCAACTCCGTCTCGTTCGACTTCAGCACCTGGACCTGGAAGACTTCCTGCAAGTCCCGGTACGCACTGTCTTCCAGAATATACGTAATGTTCTCTAAGAACTGCGCCGCCTTTTTCTCGTTAACCCCAATAAGCATTTCAAAATCTTCTGCCCCAAACAGGACGTCGGCAAGAGTACAGGTAATAGTACTACCTGTCGTCTTGGCGTGCCCACGAGGACAGACAGCCACACCGAGCTCAGAACTTGAGCAGTCCCATTCCCAGAGGTCGTAGTGAAAACTAGGTGTTGGTTTAGCTTTATCGAAACCGGCGGCAAGAAAGGTTTCAGAAAATCCCGCGATAAGATGTGCATCGAGTTGTATCCTTTCCGCCGCAGCGGTTTCCCAGGGGTAGTCTTTCGGTTTGCGGGCCAAACTCAGCCCCTATCGTCGAGCGCACTCGCATTCAATGACCAGATGGTGAGTCCAGTGTGGCCTTGTTCGCCAGACAACGGTGCGAGTTGACCCAAGCCAGCTAGTGAGGGCATCGTCGAACTCGGCAATGGCTCCGAGCAAGTCTTGAGTGCTTGCTCTAACAGTGAATACCTGGAATCGAAGAGAGCTTTCAACCCAGGCCACATCGTCTTCACAGTCGAACCCATGGTAATTAACCCAGGCAGAGAACCAGTCATCAATCATCTCCTTCAGTATCGTGTCCAGCGAATTCAGGCTGGCGAGGCTCCACTCGGGCTCGATCGGAGGTTCTATTGATAGGCGTGACATCTTGCGCCTCCATATCGATCGTCAGGTGTGTAGCGTCTTTCGCGCCAAGCGCGCGGAGCTTTTGGCTCAGTTCTTCCAGCTTCTTGTTGCTGTTGTCGATGTGAGTCGGTTCACCGTTCAACAGTTGACGTTGTTTGAACACGGCTTCTGAGATGCGCGCGAGGTCTCGGCCGGACAATTTCGCGCGGACAAAACCACGGCCCTTCATTACCAAGTCGCCGTGTTCAAGACGGTCCTCGAGGGCTTCGAGTGTCAGGTTGTGAATCCGCGTCAGGCGAGCATTCTTCATCGCCGACTCTTCGCGCCGAAGCGCGGCTAGCTCCGCTTGCCACCAGCTAGTGCGTTGGAGCTTTTGCAGTTCGTAAATCGCAATGCCGAGTTCGCGCGAAACCGAAGCCAGGCTTCCCGATTCCGCATACAGCCTCACTGCCTCCAGTTCAATCGAAACCGGCGCGAGCGCTCTCACATCCTCCAGCAACGTACAATCCATCTTCCCTTCCACAGCCAGAGGTTCGCTCACCGCCTCCCTACTCGGCGATTCCGTCACCAGCACCCCTCCAGCCCCATACACTCTCATTTCTTCACCTTTGGCATTTTCCCAGCCTTGACCTTCATCGGCTTGGTTACTTTCACAGTCTTTGGTCGACCCGGCTTCGCCGACTGCGCGCTGACGATCTTCATCATCCCTTTCGGTCTAGCGTTCGCCACAGCTGCCTCCCATACGCGCCAGCACTGTGCGATAGCCATCGGAGCTTCTCACGGCGCGAACCCAATCCGCATCCACCTCCACCCCCTGCAGTCTCGACAACGACCCAGCCGTTTCTTCCGCACTTTGGCCTTCCGTCTCGCCCAGTGCCACCACTTCGATCAGTGTCATCACAGCCTCCGTTTCGCTTCGCGATTAGACTACAGATCATAGACCAAAGTTCCGCAGTAGTCAACCACAACATCCGGCGGTCATAGGCGGCGTTTATACGCGTCTAATTTTTCCCCCG